AATGCCAATGGCAAGGGAGGCAGCAGGAGGTCAAGCATTATTACGGAAAGCTATGACATGGATAAATATGTGGCGTCCTCCGCAGGGCATGAATGATCAGAACGGGCAACCCTATGATGATAACATTGTTTTGATTAAAATTGAAAAAGCCAAGCCTAAGGGCGTGGCAATGAAAGGCGAGATTAAATTATATTTTGACTGGAGAAAAAATCGGTATTATCAATTCCCTAAACTTTACGCATTTGAAAAGTAACTTACAACTGGAGTTAGAGGCAGAGGCTTATGCTTTATACTTCGCAGACAAAATAAAGACATCTGAGGCATTATTATCTATGGCTGGTATTATCTGTCACCTTGACGGCGATGTGTTCGCATATCGCATTAAAAACGGTTTAAATGACAAGATACATGAGGTTATAGATAGGAATAATAAATTAAAGCAGATTTATGATCATTTCTTTACTTTATCAGAGCAGATAGAGCAAATGAAAATGATTGTTCGGAAAAACAATGCGCGGATGTTAGCGATGGAATTAGAGAACGAAAAAGTAAACAAATTATTAAAGAATTATCAAGAATGGCAATGAAAAACATAAAATTATTCGAATTAAAGAAAATACAAACGGAATTTCCTTCCGTTAAAATAACAAGTCCAGATGAAGCTGCCGATTTTATCAGGCAGTTTTACTTTGATGATATAGAGATATTTGAAAGTTTTTTTATTTTATTGCTAAATCAGGCAAATAAAACAATCGGATATGCTAAGATAAGTCAGGGCGGTATAGCTGGTACAGTTGTAGATATTAGAATTATTGCAAAATATGCGATTGAAAGTCTGGCAAGTTCTGTGATACTTGCTCACAATCATCCTTCCGGAAACTTAAAACCGAGTCAAGCGGATTTAGATATAACACAAAAAATAAAAGCCGGATTAAAAATATTAGATATTAAGGTGTTTGATCATTTAATTTTAACCGCTGATAGTTTCTATTCATTTGAAAGCAATAATGAAATATAAAAACATAAAGACAGTAGTAAACGGAATAACCTTTGACAGTAAAAAGGAAGCTGCGTATTATGGGATCCTGAAGCTAAAGCAAAAAGCTAAATTAATTGATAGTTTCCAGATGCAAGTCAAGTATGACTTGACAGTCAATGGCATAAAGATCGGTTTTTATAAAGCCGATTTTGTCACTTATAAGGGAGGAGTAGTCCTGGAGGTTATTGATGTAAAATCAGAAATGACAAAGAAATTGCCAGTATACAGATTGAAGAAAAAATTGATCAAAGCGATTTATGGATTTGATATTATAGAAATTTAATACCTTTACTAAAAAAATACCACATGAAAGTAAAAATCTCACAAATAAAAGCTAACTCAAAGAATCCCAGAATAATAAAGGATGACAAATTTAAAAAGTTAGTCCAGTCAATCAGAGAGTTCCCGGAGATGTTAGAAAAGCGACCGCTGGTTTGCTTTACAGATATTGATAATAAGTATGTTGTTCTGGGAGGTAACATGAGGCTGAAGGCTTCGATTGAAGTAGGATTAAAGGAACTGCCTATTGTTTTGGCTGATGACTGGACACAAGAACAAAGAGATGAATTTTTGATTAAGGATAACGTAGGTTTTGGAGAATGGGATTGGGATCAGTTGGCTAATGAATGGGATTCAGAGAAGTTAACAGATTGGGGAATGGACGTATGGAAGTCTGAGCCAGATATTGATTATTCTATCTTGGATGATGATGATGTTTCAGATCAGCTGGATGATATGACTAACGGAGTAAAAAAAGCAATCCAGATTGAATTTGAAGCAGAGCATTATGAGGAGGCTTATGAATTAGTTAAGTTTTGGAGGGAACGTAAAGCCTACGTTGGCGGAATGATTATGGAACATTTAAAAGCTGAAAGAGAAAAGATATGAATTATAATGTTTATGTAATTTCAGCTGGTAGATATGATAAACTAAATTTTAATGCTGAACAAAAAAGTAAATATATATTTTGTGTAAAGAAAGGGGAAAAACACCTTTATAAAAAATACGGATGTAAAAATGTTTTTGAAACTGGTTCTTTAATGCAAAGCAGAAATGCTGCATTGGATATGGCTTTTAATGAAAATAAAATATGCGTTCAATTATCTGATGATTTAAAGAAAGTTACTACCAATAAAAACTTTTCTATAAAAAAACAAGTTGATTTAGATTTTGCAATATCAGAATTGGTAAATATTTTTAATAAAGTAGATGGCGTTTATTTAATGGGAATACCTCCAACTTCGAATGATTTTTTTGCTAAAAGTTTAATATCAAAAAACACTTTTTGCATAGGGGATATGTTGTTTATAAAACCAAACGATTTGAGGTTTGATACTTTATTAACATTAAAGGAAGATTATGATTATACACTGCAACATTTAGCAAAATATAAAAATTGTTTTCGTTATCAAAAATACCTATTTGAATTTGAGCATTACAAAAATAAAGGCGGTGCTGTAGATTATAGAACAGAACAAGAAGAACAAAAAAATATTAAAATTCTATTTGCTAAATGGAAAAATAAAATTAAACTTAATTCCAAACGAAAAAATGAAATATTGATATGAAGCGCATTGATTTAATAAAAGTAGAGCACAGTAACAAGATAGGGGACAGATGCGAATATATAGAACCAAACGTAACTGAGGATTGTGTATTTTACGCTGACGGAGAGCCAATAGGTTTTTATTTAACTAAGATGCCTGAGAAAATGTGTAGGCTAGCAGACTTAGCCAATGCAGAGTTTAGAACTAAAAACGTACCGAAGTCTTTATTAGAACGTAGCGACGTATACGCAAAGGTTTATAAAGAAGGTATGACTAGAAAACAAGCCATGGCAACAGGTACAGTTCAGATGTCAAGCATAATAGGTTCAATACCACCTAAACCACATATGCAAAGACCGTATCCTAGTATTAGTTCAGTTCATTCAAGCAAAACAGCACAAACATTCATCAAAGCGATGTTGATGTTAGTTAAAGAAAGCGAACAATTAATAAAAGAAATATTGCCTAACCAATATGCAAAACAATATGAATTATTTAATAAAGTTCTTGATAAATGGAAGTTTGGAAATTTATTTACAAGTTCTATTTCAAATTACAATATTTCAGCACCATTCCATCGTGATACTGGAAATATAGTTGGTGCAGTCAATGTAATAATTTGCAAGAAACATAACTCAAAAGGAGGTGACCTGCATATACCAGATTATGGAGCAACTATTGGTCAGCAAGATAATTCCATACTTGTTTACCCGGCATGGCGCAATGTCCATGGAGTTACTCCAATTATTCCAATACATGAGGGCGGTTATAGAAACAGTTTAATATTTTATCCGTTAAACGCATTTGTTGGATTAGATTAATGAAAAAACATACTAAATTATATTTAAAGTACTTTGGCTTTGATGAATCAGACTTTTTACCATGCGAGGTATGTGGAGATCAGGCAATAGATATACATCATATAGAATGCAGGGGAATGGGTGGAACTAAAGAGCCAGAGAATATTTATAATTTAATGGCAGTATGCAGAAAATGTCATGAGAAATTTGGAGATAAAAAAAGATATAAAGAGTTTTTAAAGGAGATACACAATGATTACAAGCAGGGAAGAGTCTTTAAAAAGAGGTGAAAATACCCAATTTAAAAAAGGAGTATCCGGGAATCCAAAAGGTGGCATAAGAAAAATACCACAATTAGATGTTTTATTAGCTGATGTATTAGGCGAGGAGAAGGATGGAATAGAAGCAGCAAAAGCAATTTTAATGGCATTACGTTCAAAAGCAGTAAAAGGCGATGTAAGAGCAGCGGAGGTTTTATTGGATCGTGCCTATGGTAAAGCATCGCAGAATTTAAAATTAGAAGGGGATATAAGTTTTACAGTTCCTGCTCCAAATGTTTACAATACTGCTCCGCCGTTATCACATTCAGAGAACGAAATAGAAGATGTTTAATTCTAGTCCAGTTTTTTATGAGAATTACGAGGCCAAAGAAAAGGTCCTAATTAACCAGGGTGGCACATCTTCCAGCAAGACCTACTCAATTATGCAACTGCTATTTTATAAAGCAGTCACAGAGCAAAGGTCAGTTATCACAGTTGCCGGGGAATCATTGCCAAACTTGCGCAAGGGTGCGTACCGGGATGCGGAGAATATCTTTGCAGATAACAAATACCTGCAATCGCAGTTAAAATTTTGGAATAGAACTGAAAGAATTATCTATTTTAAGAATGGATCTCTAATTGAGTTTGTATCTTTTGAGAATGAACAGTCAGCTAAGAATGGTAAGCGTGACTATTTATTTGTGAATGAGGCTAATGGTATAAGCTACCAGATCTATTGGCAGTTAGCCATTAGGACTAAGAATCAAATTTATATAGACTACAATCCTACCAATGAGTTTTGGGCGCATACTAAGTTAATTGGTCAGCCAGATACAAAGCTAATCATATCAGATCATCGCCATAATCCATTTATATCTAAGGATGATCATGATAGAATTGAAGCGATAAAAGACTTAGACTTAGAACTATGGCGAGTATATGCCAGAGGTTTGACTGGCAAGATTGAGGGCGTTATCTTTAGGAACTGGGCGATTTGTGAACGGATTCCAGAGGATGCGGAACTAATCAGCTATGGCATTGACTTTGGTTTCACTAATGATCCGACTGGCAT